TATACAAATAAGCAGTTTCAAAAAGCGGGGAGAGAAAAAGCCCCGTTTTTTTTATGCTTAAATCACGCGAGGGATAGACCTCTGTAACCCGCCGAGGAACGGCTGACACGCGGGAAAGACCGACGCATGACACGCGGGAAAGACCGCTGAGGAGGACTATGAACAAGTATTTTGAGGCCGTCAGGCTTAATTTGAGACTGCACGACGGCGAGATCGCGGCTGCACCGGCACCGGTTACTACACCAGCGACAACGAGCAATTCCCCGGCAGCGACGGCGCAAGTGACAGGAGAACCGGGCAGAAAGCCCTTGATTCATCCGCGCAGACAGGCCGAGATGGACAAGGCGGCAGCAACGCAGGCACAGACAGGCGGAACCGTTCAGGCCACGGCAGCACCTGCGGCTCCGGTCGATACGAAAGTCGCATCTGTGCCGACAAAGGACGTGGCGCAGGATCATGACGCAGCGTTCGACGCACTAATCAATGGCGATTACAAAGAGCAGTACGACAAGCGCGTAAAGGCGGCAATCGACAGGCGGTTCAAGGAAAACTCGCAGCGTGAGGCTCAGACCAAAGACACTGAAACCAAGCTGGGCAAGGCGCAGGCGGTGCTTGACATGCTGGGCGCTATACACGGTGTAGATTCCAGCGACGCTGACGCCATATCCAAAGCGATTGAGAACGACGAACATTACTGGGCTGATATCGCCATGGAGAAAGGCATCACGGCGCAGGCAGCAAAGGAGCAGTTCAAGCGAGAGGCTGACAACAAACGGTTGCTGCGGGAGAACGCGCAGCTTGTTGAATCGATCAATGCCGAAAAGCGGCAAAAGCAAACCGACGCGCTTTATACCGACTGGCTTGCACAGGCCGAGAAGGTAAAAACGGAATATCAGGATTCGACTTAAACGGCGTTATAGGCGATGTAACGCCGACGCAGAACGGACGCTCTACTGCGGGTAAAGACTTCATTTCGCTGCTGAAAAGCAATGTGCCTGTGCTTTATGCGTATCGCGCTGTGTACGCTGACCAGATCGCCAAGGGTGCCGCAATAAAGGTGCAGCAGGCGACGGTTGCGGATATCAAGGCGCGCGGCACAAGGCCAATCGAGAACGGCGTATCAGGCAATGCCCCGGCGCAGATAGCGCCAATGAGCGCCAAATCCCTTACGAAAGACGACCACAAGCGAATCAATCAACAAATTGCAAGAGGAGTACCATTTAGTTTTAAGCGGTAATCTCCTCTGCAAAAAGAGGAGGATTATATGTATAAGTACATTAAAAGTATGTTTATGGCATGCTTAATACCGGTTGTGCTTAACCTTAAGTTGCACGACACGGATACCAACACCACGGCGTCCGCTGGACTTGAGGACGAGATCAAGACGTATTATCAGGACGAACTGATATATGCGGCGGACGGCAAACTGTTTTACAACCAGTTCGGATTGAAAGCGACGATCCCGCAGGGCAACGGCAAGACTGCCGAGTGGCGCAAGCCTACGCCTTACGCAAAGGCGCTTACGGCGCTTACCGAGGGCGTGACGCCGACAGGCCATGACATCGACGTGAGCACCGTCACGGTCACGGTAGACCAATACGGAGATTTTGGCAAGATCAGTGACATGCTCAAGGTCACAACGCTGGATAACATCGTTGTGATGGAAACCAAGCTGCAGGGTTCACAGGCCGGCCGGACGCTGGACACGGTAACGCGCGAGGTCGTAACTGCCGGTAGCCAGAAGCTGTTCTCTCCGAAGGTGGCATCTGACGACACAGAAACGGCGATATTGCTGAGGGCAAGCATCACGGAAAATTGCTATCTGCGCAGCGAGGACTTGAACATCGCCGGTGCTGTGCTTGAGAACAACAACGCGGAAGGTGTTGAGGGCGAGGAATTCATGTGTATCGTCCATACCGACATCTGGCGCGAGCTCATGAGGCAGGATGACTGGATCGCCGCATCGCAGTATCAAGGCGTCAAGGAGATTTTCAGCGGTGAGCAGGGCATGATTGGCAACATGCGGTTTGTCGCAACGAGCGAAGCAAAAATCATCGGGCCGTCTAACATGTTGGGCATCAGCGGCTATACCCGCACGACGCTGAACGCTGGCGTATCCGCTTCCGCTGATATCTATCCGGTGCTGCCGTTTACGGTGGCGCAGGCTGCGATCATCAACGCGGCGATTACAGCCGGCACGGAGTACACGCTGTATGTGGATGAGGTTGAGCGCACGGTGCTATCCGTCACAGGCGGCGCGGTAGGAACCTGCAAGATTACGCTGACCGAGTCTATAACCGAGACCTCAGGTGATCCGGTATGCGGTACCGGCGCAGGTACGGACGGCTCCGCGATCTACTGCACTATGGTCATCGGGTATGGCGCATATGGCGTTACCGGGATTGAGGGCATGGGGTTGGAGCACATCATCCAGCAACTGGGCAGCGGCGGCACGAGCGATCCGCTCAAGCAGCGCGCAACCATCGGCTGGAAAGCATCTGCGGCGGCGGTGCGATTGGTGGAGGAAAACATGGTTCGTATCGAGCACACATCCAAGTGGTTCAGGCTTCAGCGTAACAGCAACTAAAACACTGTATACAGGGGGAGAGCAACGGAGCATATAGGGGCACTCTCCCCCACTTATAAAATAATAATGGAGGAAATTATCATGGCCGAAGATACGGTAAAAAAGGCGGCAACCGCAAAAAAGAAAGTGGCTGAGACATCAGCTGCGCAAGACCCGTTTGAGATGGTCGAGGTCTTTATACCGCGCGATAAGCAGCATATGCAGCCGGTGCATGTGGTTGTCAATACCTACGAAGCCGATATACCGCGCGAAACTTGGTATTCCGTGCCGTACTATGTCGCAAAGCACATCGAGGAAATGCGCGCTCAGGATTCGAACACGCTTCTGCTGACGCAGGCGCTTGTCAGGCGCTTCAATGACAAGGTTCAGGCGAACGCCGGGGCGTAACGCATGGGGGCGCAAAGCCCCTTTTGCTGTTTAGGAGGATGCTATGACGCTGGATGATGTCATCGAGAAAGTTGCGACGCTTAAACCGCATCAGTTTGACGACGCAACGGTAACAAGCTGGGTATCGGACGTTGAAATGAGCATGTGGGATGATATCGTGAGCCATTATGACGATACCAACCCTGAGGTTGAGTATGACGACGACGGCGAGTTGATAACCGATCTTCCGCGCCCTGAAGCATACGACGCTACGGCAGACGGCGACACGGAGTTAATGGTTCCTGCGCCATACGATGATGTATACATTAAATACTGCGCTGCCCAGGTGGATTACTGGGCTGGGGATTATGCGCGGTACAACAACAGTATGATCATGTACAATCAGGCACTTGATAAGTATGCGTCATGGTTCAACCGCACATACCTGTCGAAACAGCCGACGAATTACGGGATATGATGGAGGCTTAAATGAGCGGATATCTTCCGGCGCTGAACGTAATCGAAACAGACAGGGAAATGATCAGCACGTTTGGCGGCTATGACCACAACCCACGCATAAAAGCCAATGAGTTTGACGACATGGGTAATATGTCGTCAACTTATTATCCGATACTTTCAACCCGCAACAAGCGCGGTATCTTCGCGCCGATCACGAAACCAAACGGCTTAATTGCAAAGAGCAATATCTTCTGGGTGGACGGCACGACTCTGTACCATAACGGCGTTGCGGTGGACGATTTGACATTGGCGGACAGCGAAAAGCAGCTGGTGAGCATGGGCGCGTATCTGCTGATATGGCCGGATAAGGTATACTACAACACGGACGATTACACTCATGGCAATTTAGGCGCGTCGATTACGATTGCCGGTGACGTAACCTGCACCTTGACCAAGGCGGACGGCACGGCCTACGGCACAACCACGGTATCCAGCACGGAGCCGGAGGAGCCGGAGGACGGCGATTTGTGGCTGGACACGAGCGGCACCACGCACATTTTAAAGCAGTACAGCGCGGCGACGGCGGCTTGGGTATCCGTCGCAACCACCTATATAAAGATCGCGGCGGAAAACATCGGAGCGCTATTTGAGCAGTATGACGGCGTGACGATCAGCGGTATAACCGAGGACAGCTTGAACGGAGATTTTATATTACAGGCTGTTGACGATGATTACATTATCATTACGGGTATTATCGACACGGTAGTTTCACAGACTGGCGGCGTGACCGTTGCGCGGGTTATCCCGGACATGGACTTTATTACCGAGTGCGACAATAGGTTATGGGGGTGTTCCTCCGACAACCATGAGGTTTATGCGTCAAAGCTGGGCGATCCCAAAAACTTTAACTGCTTTATGAATGTATCAACGGACAGTTACGCGGCAACGATTGGCAGTGACGGCGATTTTACCGGGGCGTGTACGCATTTAGGCTATATCTGCTTTTTTAAGGAGGACATGCTGCACCGGGTATATGGCAGCCAGCCCTCCAACTTTACAACTACGAGCACGCCATGCAGAGGTGTCGAAAAGGGCAGCGAAAAAAGCCTGGTGATTGTCAACGAGTATCTGTATTACAAGTCCAGAACGTCCATATGCGTATACGATGGCTCTTTGCCGTCCGAAATATCCGCCGCGCTGGGCGATACAAGGTACACGGGCGCGGTGGCCGGGGCGCTGGGTAATAAGTATTACGTGTCTATGGCGGATTCAGCGGGGCTCTATCATTTGTTCGTGTATGATACGTCGCTGGGCATGTGGCACAAGGAGGACAACACGCAGGCGCTTTTCTTTGCGGCGCACGAGGGCGAGCTTTTTTACATCGACGCGGACACGGAAAATATCATGACCGTAAACGGGCGGCTTTCCGTGCATGAGGGCGGCGAACAGTACGACGAGGTAAACGGCGCTGCAGAGGATGATTTCGACTGGTTTGTCGAGACAGGCGAGATTGGGCATGACCTGCCGGAGCATAAATATATCAGCCGAATCATGATCCGCATGGCGGTAGCGCCCACTGCGGTTGGTGACGAGGAAGAGCCTGAGCATTATGTCAACGTCGATTTAAAGTATGACAGCGGCGATACATGGGATGAGCATGAAATAAAGGTGTATGCGGTGATGCGCACAATTACATTGATCGTTGTGCCGCGCCGGTGTGACCACATGCGTATAAAGATCAGCGGTACAGGCGGCGTAAAGATATACTCCTATACAAAGACGATAGAATCCAGCGACGCGGATTATGAGGATTAGCTATGAGTATGCTGAACATAGGCCTGCCGCCGAGCAACATAAACCCGAAAGACCCTGCGGCGGTGCTGCAGATCGCTAAATACGTATATCGATTGACCGACGAGATAAGCCGTGTGCTGAACAACCTGGACGCGAGCAATTTCAGCCCGTCGTATAATGAGCAGTTTACGGCGCTGACCTCCGTTTCGGACAAGGCAAAGGATCTGGCAAGCCTTTTCGATGATGGCAAAATAGCGGACGCGACTAACGTGCGCAGGATGTATCAGGAGTTGAGCGATACCATCTACGCCACTGCTGACAACATCACGGCGTCGTTTAACTCGCTGATTGAGCAGACGCAGAACGCGATTACCGCCTATGTGGAGGCAAATTATTTTGCTGAGGCTGAAGGTATCGCACTGCAGGAGCAATTAACATCGGCCATCACGCAGACGGCGGACGCAATACGGCTTGAGTTTACCACGCTGGCGACTATCAACGCGGAATCTATAAACGATCTGGCGCTGACGTTTTCCACGTACTTCAGGTATTCGGAGGATGGCCTTGAGATAGGCAAACTGGGCGACGGCGCAAGCCCTGTTATAACGCGGATCACGAACGAGCGCATAGAGTGGATAATAGCCGGCACAGAGGTAGTTTTGTTTTATATCGACGGGGCAACCGGCATAGGGCATTTGTCCATGGCAGAGGTCGGTACGCTGACGATAGGCGACGACGCGAACGGGTATATGGACATGGATATGGACGCGGACGGGCTATCCTTCCGCTGGCGGGTAGGTGAGGAATAATGGCACAACTGATAGTAAACTGCACAAAAGACACATACGTGGATTCTGATACCCCAAATACGAATTATAACGATGACGGCGTTCTCGACGTTCATATTTATAATGGAGAAGGTGAAACCGATCCGGCATCCAGGGCTTTGCTTTATTTTTCGCTCACCGGGCTGTCGGGTTTAAACATAAGCACTGTAAAGTTAAAAATGATGTGCTCCGGAGCGTCAACTTTAGGATTGCCGTTTATAGTAAAACGCATAACCCAAACATGGAACGAAGCAACCGTAACATGGAACAGTAAACCATCATACGACAATACGGCCATGGTTAGTTTGACGCAGCCAGCTGTTACCGCCTGGACTGAGCATGACATTACTACCCTAATAGAAGATATTATAGATAACAGCCGCACATATTACGGGTTATATCTTGTGCACGACGGTACGCCTCCGATATATGCTAATTGGGCAGACCGCGAAGCTGCATCCGGGGCGTATATGCCGCAGCTTGTTGTTGATTATCTTGTAGCGACGACTCCTTCCGTCCCGGCGTTCACCATGGGCACGGAGGGCAACATCGATCTGTCATCGCGCGACTCTGAGGACTATACCCACACGCTGGAATATGCTTTCGGAGCCGCAACCGATACGATTGTAACAAAATCGGCGCTTACATCGGTGCCGTGGACGCCTCCTGTGAGTTTGGCTTCGCAGATACCGAACGCGACATCCGGAAACTGCGTGATCACCTGCAAAACGTATGACGGCGATACGCTGATAGGTACGACTACGGCAAACTGTACGCTGACTGTGCCGTCGTCCGTGGTTCCGACAATATCAGCGCTGGACATTGACATGGTGAGCGGCAACGCGGCTGTTACCGCATGGGACGTGTTTGTTAAGGGGTATTCCGCCGCGAAGCTGACGGCAACCGCAGCAGGCGCATACAGCAGCACTGTCGCGTCGTATTACTTCGCGGTAAAGAAAACCGCTGTAGTGGTGTACAGCACCACACAGGCAGGCGCGGAATGGACATGCCCTATCATCAACGTAGCGGCCACGGACTACACCTTTACGGTGACGGTCACGGACAGCAGAGGGCGCACCGCGACATATACGACCGACGCGTATACCGTCTACGATTACAGCAACCCGTCGATAAGCGGCACGGTGGTATTCCGCTGCGACGACGAGGGCGTGCTTGACCTGGCCGAGGGCACATACATATCCGCAAAGGGCACGTTTGGATTCTCCAGCGTGAACAGCAACAATTTGATTGAGAAGGTGATCGAGTACAGGCGGCTTGGCACGTCCGAGTGGAGCGAAGGGCAGGACGAACCGGCAGACGATACCGCGTATGTGTTTGGCGCGGGGCTGATCAGCACGGCATACGCATATGAAGTGCGGTTTACCGTAACCGATGGCCTGTACGGCGCGGTGACTTATACGGTGCTGGTGCGCGGCGGAACGCCTGTGCTGCAATTCCGCAAGGGCGGCGGCGTCGGTATCGGCGGTTACGCGACGGCAAACGAGCTTCAGGTGTATTTGGCGGCGGTGTTTAAGGATACATTTGATCCGTGGGATTGGGCTGGAATTGTTGCGCCTTATGCTGGCGATACCGCGCCTACCGGATGGCTTCTATGCGACGGCAGTGCTGTATCACGCACTACGTATGCGCGGTTATTTGCAAAGATCGGTACAACCTACGGCGTAGGCGACGGCAGTACAACGTTCAATTTGCCAAACTTAAAAGGCCGTGTTGTGGCAGGCTACGACGCGACACAAGCCGAGTTTGATGAGCTGGGCGAAACAGGCGGCGAAAAGACGCATCTTTTAACATCGGCAGAAAGTGGCGTACCAGCACATACGCATACTGTTTATGGCGGTTATGCCGAAGGGCAGGGCGGTGTTGTAGGGCATACAGGCATTTCAACCCAACAGTATAACCATAATGGTGCAAATGCAAATACGGCGGCGGATGCGTCGCAAGCGCATAATAACCTGCCGCCGTACATTGTGCTAAATTACATTATCAAAACGTGAGGCATTCTACCGGAGGAGGATTATAACCATGGCAACCTATACAATAAAATCAGGCGACACGCTGAGCGCGATCGCAAAGCAGTACGGTACGACCGTGTCGGCGCTTGCCTCGCTGAACGGCATCAGCAACGTTGATCTGATTCAAACGGGGGCGACGCTTACCCTGCCGGACACAGGCACAACGGCAACCACAACGACCGCACCAGCCACAACCACAACGACCGACCCGACCGCCGCAACTACAACCGCAAAGACCACGGCGGAAACGCTGGCCGAGTATGAGAGCAGCGCGCCGACATACACAGAATCGGATACGCTTAAGGCCGCGGCTGCGGAATTGGCGGCGTATGAATCAACCAAGCCGGGCGAGTATACGAGCCAATACGCTGATCAGATACAGTCTATTCTCGATTCTATCCTGAACCGGGAGGACTTTTCTTACGATTTCAACAGCGATCCGATATACCAGCAGTATAAGGATCAGTATACTCAGCAAGGGCAGCTTGCCATGATGGATACTGTCGGGCAGGTATCGGCGCTCTCTGGCGGGTACGGTAACAGCTATGCGCAGACTGCCGGGCAGCAGGCGTATAACTCGTCACTATCCGAGCTCAACAATGTGATACCGGATCTGTACAGCGCTGCGCAGTCTCGGTATTCG